TTATGGGCTGTTCATAAGGAAATAAATAAGTTCCATATTTGGCTCGCCGATATCAGGGTATTTGTTCTCACATAAAGTTCCATCAAAATCTACTGCAATAATATTATTTTCCATTGTATTTGTCTCCTTTAAATAAAAATAACCCACAAGCCTATAAAAGACTCATGGGGTCACATATACTATATTTTTTTCTATTCTAATCTTTCAATATCTTCATATTTGATTTCTACTGTATCCCAATCCTGACCAGGTAAATCCACATCAGCAATATATGCGACACCTTCTTCTAGGATTTCAACAATCGAAGCTTTTCTTCCATCTTTTAATATAACCCTATCATACAGATTTATTTTCATTCTGAAGCCTCCTTCTTTGTAACATATGCACTTGTTAATTTAATACCGTCATTACCGTCATCTATCCAAGCTGTAAGAACATTTGCTTCTTTTTCATTAGGACCTTTTAATTTCATGATTTGTTGGTACCTCATTCCGTATCCGCCATCGCCACGCTCTTCTAATTTAGTAACATCAAAATGTTCATTGATACTATTAATTAACTCGTCAGCGTTATCTTTCGTATATCCCAATGCCGACTTAAACGCTCTTGCTTTATTCGGTGCTTTATCTGGATTAAGTGCATATTCTGTAAATTTTTCTCTAGGTATTTTTGTTGTTTTTATTGTACCATGTTTCTGCACAGTTGCAACTCGTCCGTTATCTTTTATAGGATATGGCGGACCATTTCTAACACCCCACTTCATTCCTTTTACACCACTATGCTCAACTTCCAAACTATCCAGTCTATTCTTTATCTTATCAAGAATATCCTCAACAGTTTCTCTGGTTCTAGGCGCAAGTTTCATGAATTCAGAATGTTCGGCGTACCAGTTAAATATTTCATACAAATTTCCTTTAGCCCAACTAAAAGCCCACCAATCACAAATCATCTCCACAATATAATCGTATGGCATTTCAAGAATAGTCTCTAATTCTCCATTTTCCATATCGTCATGAATAAGTATCCAATACTGCCAGTGATGTGGGTTTCTATGAATATGTATCAGCCATGCTTTTTCATAATCCTGGACGACTTTATAAGACCTGTTATTTCCATAGAAATATTCATCGTATGCATTATACTCGTCTTCTTCATCCTTCGACTTATCGTGAGCAAACTCAATCTGCCAGGCTGCATCTGAAATATTATTCGTAACATCTGGTAAATTTTCACATAGCCAATCAAATCCTCTTTTAACATTAGCTCTGTGATTTGCTAAATATTGGTCATACTGGAAGCTCATTTCTTCACCGCCTTTTTTGTGATCAATTTTTCAAACAGTTCCTTGGCTTCTGGACCATCAATCGCATTAACAATATCCACAGATTTATTAGGCAATTGTCTTCCAACACACAGTACACCTTTATTGGTCTTATCATCATAATCAATACTTACTAAAACTGTATCTCTCATTGAGTATCCTCCTTTCGGTACTTACTATAGTTAAAACAAGTTAAACACCTCGGACATGATGAGCCTATACGCAGCACACCTTCATTTTTCCTACTGCATTCGTCATAAAAAATACTTGAATCATACATTTTATCTGGTGTTGTTATAGCTACATGTGTATATCCTTCTTGTTTTCGTTTTTCTAAATATGCAATTACCTTTTCTATTTCTGTACCTTTATTCATTCTTCTCCTTCCAATTTACAGGTCTTTCTGATTGAGTATTGCAGCCATGATCTAAACACTCACAACAAGGGTCACATTTCTCGTCCAAGTCTTTATGCTCACAGGTCTTGCAATATTTTTCAAAATCAACTTCAAAATATAAATTCTCCATAAAGCGCCTATCCTTTATATGGTATCTGTTCTACATCTCCGCCAGGAGTAGTGACTGATTGCATAAGCTGTCCGGTTGCTTCGTCGAAATATATATTGTCCATAGCGTTGTTCCATTCATCAAACTGCTCGGAAATATCAAACCCTTTTGTTCGTCTGAGATTGATAAGTTCATCGTGAACAACCCTTCTCCAAGCTCTGGCAATTTCTTTTCTACTCTGTGAAAGAATACTATACAATCCGTGCTCATTTACAAAACTTACAGATCTTCTCTGACCTGCAACTACCATTGGTAGGTTCAGCTTTTCATCAGCCTCACACATATCAAGCATTCGCCACGTATTTCCGTAACTATACTCGATAATATTTGCTATATCTGCTGCCTTGAACAATGGTTCATCCAAATCACCATATACATCAAGAACACTACTACCTAATCGTATCTGTCCTACTACCTTTACTGAATTGTTTACCATTTTACGTATCTCCTTTCATTAAACGTCTTTTTCTCTTTTAATGCTCTGGCTATGGCTGTATCAATTCCAGAGCGAGATTTCAAGTGATAATAATATAAGTCTTTAAATGGTGTATTCATTCTGTCAATCCTTCCTGCTGATTGAGCCATTATTTTGTAAGAATAATTTTGTGAGAAGAATATAATTGTATCCGTTGTAATGCAGTTCCATCCTTCTGCTCCAGCATTGTATTGAACAAGATAAGCCCATTTATCACTTGTCGGAACTGGTTGATGCTTATGACCGTTCCATTCTGCAACTTCATATTCTGTTAGAATATTTTTCAATAGCTCCAACTCATAATCAAAGTTGTAAAATATAATAGCTTTCGAATGCTTCTCCATAACCTCAAGCAACGCCACTTGTCTTGATTCATCCATATTTACAAGCTTCCGCCATACATAGCAGAGCCCTGCTGCATTCTGGAGGGGTTCATTTTTATATGGGTCCCATCGATTTTTAGTTACTTCCTTATATTTAATGGAGTCATATCCAACATAAATATCTTCGTGGTGAGATACCGTTTCTCGTTTGAAATCCATATTAACAAGAATTTTATTCCGAAGCCTGGTTAAACGTTCTGTATTAAGATACCTGTCAATCTTTGGAAAATTGCTAAATCTGCTATAAACAATATGTTCTCTTGTAAATTCACTTCGATTTTTATAGAATCCATTCGCAACAAAAACCGGTATATAATCTTGCCAAGTGTCCCCGGGTGTAGCAGATAACAAAATCCACTCGTTACTTTTCGCAATCTTCAAGAATGCCTTTACCCATGTTCCGCTTCCAACGACTCTTTGTTCATCAAATATAAAGAAAGCATCTTTTACATCTGAATACTTCTTCACATTATTCCATGAATCCACAATCACTTTGTTAGAATATAAATTCACATCATCATGTGTAGACAATAAAAATGGTGCCAATTCCCCATCCCATTCACAAGTATCACGCTTTCTGGCGGTCGTTATAATGTACAAATCTTTAGGTGGGTCATCCATTGGTTCATAAATATCAGTCCCAATAATTCCACCATTTCGCACATAGTAATAAGCTATTGAAGTTAAGGATTTTCCACTTCCAACACCACCACATAAAATGCAACCTGTTTTCATCCTTTTTATTGCATCTAATTGATAGTTTCTTAATGTAACACCTGCCATTTATTTACCCTCAATGACAAAACCATCCTCAACTTCAACTTCGTATCCAGCACCTATGAGATTTGCTTTAGGTCCGCACAGAAGCAATTTTGTACCGATTTCTTCATCTGATAATTTCTGATATTCAGAATAATATCGTATTATGGAATCCTGCACAGGTTTCGTTACACAAATCTTTGTGCAATCAAATGTGCTCTTTTCTGTAACTTCTATATTGCATATCTCGGCTACATAACCATAAAAAGCTACCAATCCCTGCTCGCACTTTTTCTGAGAAATTGAATATTTCTTTTTCATATGGTGCCATCCTTTCTTTGTTATTAAAATCTTCTAATCACCCAAATATTCGAAAAGTACATAGGTGTATACCAGTATTTGCTCTTATCGTCATCCGTGGTCATCGGATCTGTTATAGAATTTCCAACTTTTATATAACCAGCTACACCAAGTAAAGAAATTTGTATATAGCACATAAGAGCAACTGTTTCATCAATATCCTGTCCGACAACCAGTAAATGTCTTTGAAAGTTCATCGATGGCATTGCTTTTTCCATCTTTCTTTTAATAGTATTAATAGCAGCTATAAGGGTTGCTCCTGCTCCACAGCATTCATCGGCAAGAGAAATATAACCTTGCTTTTCCAACTTATCTTGAAGATTATTATCTAAATCGCTAGTAACAACATCTGCCATCAACTGACAAACTGAATATGGTGTGAAGAACTGACCGGCTGAATTGTTACCAAGTCCTAAATCCATAAACATTTTCCCTAAGAAATCCTGTTCTGGATTAGCATCCAAAGCCATCGTTGTATATGCAGCCAGTTTAGGAAATATCATCTGTTCGTCCTTACTGTATTTATGAATGATACTCAAATATCTTTCCTCTCTGTCTTTATAATGAAATTTATCAAGAGGATTTGATATTGCACAAGCAAACATGATCACAAAATCTCTCCAAACATCAAATGGTCTATGAGTTCTTGTCAGTTTATTAAACTCATTCAGAAAGTCTTTTGAATATGTCCCAACCGGCATTTTTTCTGTTTTTATTTCTACTTTTTTCTTTGTGACTTTCTTAACCGGTGGCTTCGGCTTATTAAATGACTTTTTCTTAAAGAACATATGTGTCTCCTTTCAAAATATAATCACCATCTAAAAGTCTCAGATGAAATATCATCTCCTGAATAATTAAAATAATCACCATCAGCAATATTAGATAGTGCCTGCAAATCATCAATATTATTACTTTTTTCTACAAGCTGTCGTGAAATGTACATTACAGCCTTTTCTAATTTCTGTAATGCGCTGATTGCATTGCTGATTTCTTCTTTTACTATTCGGTCTTCAATCTTGTCAGTTTCGCCCATGATTATCTCCTTTCAAAATATAAATGGGTGCCAACCATAATTAGCTGACACCCGCAGATTTTAATGGAATGGAACCTCGTCCTCTACCGGAGCTTCTTCTCTTGCATATTTTTCAGCAAACTCATCCTCTTCGATAGTTACATACATCGTCTTAACATATGCCTTAATTCCAGTCTTTCCATTTACTTCCCAGGAATATGGTCTAATTACCAAATCAACATTACTGATTTCAGCGAAATCTAATGTGCTGATAGAATCCTCATCTAATTCAGTAGTTGTTCTTCTAGTAACCATATAAATCTTTGGTGGAATGTTCTTGTAACTTACAGCGACCTGAATATAATGCTTTGGCTCATCTCCCTCATCTCTAGGCTCAAGAATTCTTACATTCCATCCATCATTTGATAACTGCTCAACATCCATGTCATCTTCGATAAGTACGCAGAAGTTTCTGTCTCCAGCACGATTGTACTTGGTCTCCTCTCCTCTAAAGTTCCTAAACATAATGTGAGCGCCTTCAATTTTAATGTTTCCTACCGCTTTATTAGCCATGATAAAAATCTCCTTTAATTGTTATTTAGTTTCTACAGGTGGATTCATCACCTGACTTGAAATCACTTCTGAAATATCATAATTTTTCCCACAATCCATATGGTATGTGTCATCATTGAAGTGCGGACAGTCAAAGCAAGTTGCGTATTTAGCATCTCCGCAAGGCATAAGCTTTGGTGTATTCTGCTTCTTCTCCGTTATAAATGGGTCATCCGACACAAACATTTCAAAATCACCATATTGAGAAATAGTATCTACTGCCTCATTCACAAGTTTGTCATAGTAAGACCTGTCAATGTCATCAACTTTATCAAGTTCTCTGACCATCTCAGATTCCAGCCATCTATATCCCTTTGTACCTGTTGCGGCATAATATTTACCGTCTTTCTCACGCATAAGTAATCCACCACCGCATCCATCTTTAATCGGACAGAACTGTCCAACTTTTCCGATAAATCGATAATTGTGTCCCTCTGCAATAAGCGGATTTAATTTCTGGCAGGTGCTTTCAAATGTTGTATCTGATAGCAGCCCTTTCTTGAAATCGCTTTCAGCTTTACTAAATTCTTTTTCATATTGAGACACATCCGGTAAGTCCTCATTTAAGTCCAAATATAAAGAACCGCTTACAGACTTCGTTTCACACATATCCTCGAATTTAATATCCTCTTTACTAAAGAGACACTTAAATACATAAGGAATCTGAAACTGAGTTCCTGTAGCGGTCCATGTTCCTGGTTTTTCCGGATCATCGACAGCCAATTTTGCAACATATACAGCATTGTTGACCAAGCAAATCCTGTCAAATATATGCTCTACCTCGAAATCATATCCGTGACGTTTGCCATACTTACAAATGAAATCAAGAATATAATCATCCGGATTTTCAATCTTAATAGAGTCCGTCTTAATGTGAATTACTTTGTATCCCTGTGTTTCAACTTCATGCCTAAGGTCAATCATAAACAAAGCTCCTCGCTTTGCTACAATATTATCCTTATTCCTTGAGTCTCTGAAGGCATTCATAAATCCTGCGGCTGTTAATCCGTACACAGAATTAATCGCAATCTTCAATGCTTGAGCCAGTGCCTTTGCCTTACCTGTATCATCAAGATATTTGGCTAATGCACCTTCAAACATATCTCGTACCATATCGAAATCACCATGCTTAATATAGATACGAATGTCCAAAATATCTTTGAACCTCTTTGTGAAATCTGGTCCAAATAAGCACTCTGATATAGCTGAGTTAGGATGCATCGAACCAACATCTTCTGTTTCTGAGGGTCCGTACATTCCAGGAGCCGCCCATACTTCTCCGCCTTCTCCAACTTCCTCACCTCTGTAAAGGGATTTTCCGTTCTCGAATCTATAGTCTGGGAAATATGGTAATAAACTATCACCTTTGGGTCCGTGGAATGGCTCAGCCATCATCTCCGGTTTTGCCTCTTTTAAGAATGCTAATACATCATCTGGTAATTCCGTAACCGGCTCAGACAAATCTCTATACATAAATTCACTCTGAGGATTACGGTTCTTTCCAAATATAAATTTTGTAGTCAAACTATTGGTAGTATCATTTACTGAACCATTAGCTAACTCTGCCAAAATCTCTCTGGCAACGAAATCACCAAGATTTGCTTTGTATGTAGCCTCTGTGGCGATAACATCATCATCACAATATTCAGCTACTTTTGTCCAAAGTTCTTCTGGAACAGGCTGGTCCCAAGGAAGTCCAAGCTCGTGATGCTTTATCTTTTTACATAATGCTCTGACTTCATCGTCCAACTTCGAATGTGGATCATTAGCCTTGTTACTCAACTCAATTTCCCATTTCTTAAGAGATTGCTTCTTTGAACAAAAATCATATACATCTGTGAACGAAATATTGTAGGCTTCTCCGAAGAAACAATTTGGACTGTTATTAATAATCTTTTGCGATAAGTTAAACAGTTGTTCGTTTGTATATCCCATCAATCTGGCGTACATAATATGATTATCATATCGTCGACAGTTAAATCCGACCAATCTAAGCTGTATTAATTCCTCAATTTCGCTTGGTGTCGGATTAATCATTCTAACAACAGGCTTTCCCTCGCCCTCGATTTTCCAGTTGACCAGAAACAGGTTCGGAAATACCTCAATATCATAGAATATAAGCTTTGCATCATCATTCTTTACAGCATTTGAATTTTCTTCCGATTTAAACTGCATCTTGTTGACGAGCTTAATACAATACTCTGCCTGATGAGAGCTGTTCGCTGCAAATGCTAATACCGCATTTCGCATATCTGTTACATCATATTTGAGTTCACTACTGTGAGCATCCTCCAATATTTTGTATATGAAATCGATACTTGGCTTAGTTCCTGGGTGGATTTCCTTATTGAGATTTCTCTTTATAAGTGTCCTAAGTCCTTTCTCGCTTTTTATGGCATCAAAATTTACCATTTTGTCTTCTCCTTTCATTGGTAACCCAGAGGATATAGTAGCTATTGGTAAATCGTTGCATTTCGTTAGTTTTCTTCTTAACGAACTTTTACCTGTAAATACCTTTACCTCTATATGGTCATCGTAGATTCTGCTTAGCTGAGAAGGGTCTCCAGAATATAAATAATGGAGATGTATCCCTTGACCACTTTTACTCAACTCTGCATAAGTCGGTGGCAACTTACTGGCGGCTTCCAAATTCTTTTCGAAAGATTTATTTCCCGTTTCATCTGGAATATCAAAATCTACAACAATGTGATTTTCTGGAACTTTCACATAATGAATTTGTGAGGTATCCAGAGCAGATAATTTTGTTTTTACTTTTTCCCATTTCTGCTGTGGGGTTTCATTTTGCGAAGCATATTGTGCTAGACAATCCGCACATACAGAATCAAATATTGACTCCTGTTCTTTGAACTCTATCTGATAAGTTTTTGGTGTCTCTTTTTTCTTTGTTTGAGTATCACTTTCAAACTTATCTGTTCTGAATCCTATGTAATAGCTTCGTACTCTTGAACCATCATCAAAATTAAATCTCTCTTGGAAATCCTTGAAATAGTTTTTCAATTCTTCCTGGAATGCTCTTCTCGATAACGGATAACCAACTTTCGCTTCATCGCAGTAATTCTTATACATTTCCCATGCTGCCTTAAGTGTTGTTCCATCTTCTTTTTTAAACACATAATAAGAATCAGCTATAAAGTTATAGAAATCGTTAGATGCACCAAGCATTGAAATTGGAATATAATCATCGTATCTGCCAGGATTATCCAAATATATTTTCTGGCAATGATAAGCAATAGCTCCAAGTTCAAAGCCGACCTGTTTCACAATTGTTTTGTATTCCTTTGGATTAAGTTTATTTCCAGATGGAGATACATCAATCAGTCGTCTTATAAGACCGGATTTGGCATCTGTAATACGTACAGGTTTATTAGTTCCCATAAATAAGAAACATTTGAAACGGTTCGCATATGTTGATTTGAATTTCTCATTTACAGTCATTAACTCATGCGAGACCAAACTGTTAAGCCTTGTATTATCCTCAATCCTTGACAAGTCTCCATCGTGCTGAATAGCCACCAGTGGATTACTTTTAAACGCCTCTAACGCAAAAGAGTTACTACTAGACCCCAATGCTTTCGCGTCAAAGACTGAATAGTAACCCTCAAATAACTGTTGAATAATATTTAAAATTGTTGATTTACCTGTACCAGCTGCTCCGTATAGTACAAGAAATTTCTGTAATTTCTGCGATTCACCACATACTATGGAACCGATAGCCCACTCTATTTTCATTCGTTCTTCCGGAGAATATAAAGTGCTAATCAATTTTTCATATGCTGTTAAATCCCCCTCTTCAAGAGGATAATTGAGTCGCTTGCTTGCATAATCTTTTTTCGTCGTTTCCGTATTGGAAAATATAAGTTTATCATCAAGCGTATGAAAACTGTCTCTTAATTGTTTCTGACAGTATTTATGCCAAGAGTCAATCATTCCGCTCTCAGCGTCCCACATATGCAGGACTTTAATATCTGAGTTAAAGCGTTGGCGATTCTCCTCAGCATATCTATCCAGTTCGCGGTCTATAAGTTGTAAAGCATCCTGTTCGTCAGTAGACCATAAACCACGTTCTTCTATCCAGATAGCGTAAAAATCACCACCTCGAATCATAAGATCTGTGCTTTTTTTTATAAGGAACTTTGGATAGATTTCTATTGTTCCGCGCTTTGTACTACGCGTTGAAACCACCATAAAATCCAACATCACATTTTTATACTCCTTCCGATTCGTTCAACTCATCAATTTCTTTTCGCAAAGCTGCAATTTCCTGCTGCATCTTTTTACTATCAGCACGCATCGCAAGTAAATTTAAGGCTGTAACGACACTAAATAATGTTACAGCCTTATTAAATTTGTTCTGATGCACCAGTGCTTTGTAAATGCGTATAAGATGCTTATCTGTAGCATCCATATTTCTAAAAATATAACTTACTAAATCGTTCATAATAAGTAATCTCCTTTCAAATCAAGTAATACTGTCAAGATACCAACATGCCTGATACCAAATTTCCACTTTTCTCAAGTCATAGTGACAGTTTTCAAGTGTAAATAATCCGCCTTGCCCGTTTGGCTCATACTGCCTCTCTAAAAATCTTGTTACAATATCTTCAACACGATTCTCATTAAATTTTCTGTCATCCATAGAGCCCAGCCCAAGATTAGTAATCATATTCCAGAACCATTGTCCTGTTCTGTCGCCAATCTCTGGGTCGTCCATAATATGTTCCTCTAAACGAATTGAAAGTGCTATTAGCATCTCCAATACGCTACATGGACTATCATCCAGATAATTCGCTATAACAGAGCAGTCATATCCGTTCTCGTATCCAAATCGATAACGTAGTTCAATACCGTCCTCAAATCGATTGCTGTCCATAGTAAGCTGATATGTGAAATCCATATTGTGGAGAAAATTTAATAGCTTTCTATATGATAATTTCTTCGGATATTTTGTATCACATACCAGACCATACATCCAATCGAAATAATCAAATTTTAATTCGTCTCTGGTCATTACATCTCCGTTCTATGTGGATGAGTTTCAAAAATTTCCTGATAGTTTCTCTGGTCTAACAGAATTTCATAATCGCATTTCTTAGCATCGTTTCTCACATAGACGGAGTCATCCTCATACTCTCCGAAATGCTCAAGCGAATCTTCCCCAACAGTTTCTTCAATATCATCCACAATTTCATTCATATCATCTAGTAACACTCCGTCAGCCGTATATGTAAGACTTATTTTTTCGTAATCATCAAACTCTCCAAAATCTGACGGCTGTATAACATATGGTCTGTCAACAGCAATTTCCTGCTTCTGTTTTTTATCTTGCATATCGCTATAATTCACATAGCCTTCCTTCTGTAATATTGCTGCATATTCAGCAATACTCGGTTTATCTACAGTTCTACTGTCAGCAGTTTTTTCAACAACAGGCTCTACTGGTTCGTCTTTTTTATCCTCATCAAATACTCTTCTTGAATTGAAGTCTTCCTCTGCGAGCTTCTCGTACTTATCTTTAAAATATGAGTATGTACCAGCCACACCAATTCCAACGCCAACTACAGAACCAATAATAAATGCTACTTTACTATTCATTATTATCCTCCTCTGTCTTGATAGTCATAACGGTTAATGCTAAACCGCCAAAAAGTAAAGAGGCACTCAACAGAATGCCTCCTGTAATATGTCTTTTTCGATGGGTATCAAGAATATAATCCATCATTGATATGAAGTTACCGATTTCTTCCATAATTAGTGGTCCTTTCCACCGAATAAAACAGCCAGACCACTCCAAAAGCAAATTCCTGCAACTGCTGATAATGTTAATCCTACTACATGCATAACAATTCTCCTTTCTATTCTCCACTTGAAAAATAGTGGTTTCCAATCTGAAACATAGGTGTTCCATAGTTTCCATATCTATCAGCTGTAAAGAATATAACATCGTAATTCTTTCGGTTACGAAGCTCTTCGACTACAAGCTGACAAATATAATCGTCAATATAGCATCTGTTGACTCGTCCATTCCACATAGAAGAAAATTGACTTGGCTGATAAACTACTTCATAAACTGTATTAGGAAAAGAAGCAGAATCAACACGATTTAAAATTGTATCAATGACCAATCGTTTGCCTTCTTCGCATTCTCCCTCAGCTTCAGCCATAGTAACAAGAGCTACCAACTCGATATCATCATTTGAAATATCGGTATCAATTTCACAAACAACATCTTGAGGTGCTTGCTCTTGCACTACTACTTCCTCCTTCGGACTAAATGATACTTCTTCAACCACCTCAGTTTTGACAACCTCAATTACTTCTTTACCTGTAATTTCATCGTTTTCACTTGTCGTAATTGGCGATGCTGCTATGCAAAAAGAACTGGCAATTATCAGTAGTATCATCCAAATTATTTTTTTCATATGCAAATTCTCCGTTTAAATCAGATCTAATATATTGCCATCCACATTGAAATCTAATAAAATAGCTGGCTCATATGATCCGTCTTCTGTCTCTCTGTTTGTTTCTAAGATGCCAAAATCTACGAAGTTATCACCAACTTCATTGTTCTTGTTATATACCCAGCCTACAATCTGACCTTCCTTAGTTCTGTCAATTCCAAGCATATCGTATACATCATTTAAGAACACATATCCTCTGGCATGTAAAAGATCATTTGCATACTGCTGCTGTCCGCGTAACATAAGTAAATTGTACTGTGTATCTTTCTCATATCCCTTGCAAGTCTCGTCAAAGAATCTTGCATATCCGCTGTCTGCCTTTGCCACATTGACAGTAGATTTTACTTTCTTCTCTTTACCTGTCTCCGGGTCTTTTACAGTTTCCTCGAATTTCTTTGCCTTAATATCATATTTCAGTTCCTTATCAACCTGCTCTCCAAATCTTTCAACAACACGATTACGATATTCTTTGAAAGACTTATCGACAGTTGCGTATGCTGCAGCCAAAGCTACATTTCTCTTTCTGAGAATATTATTAGATGCCACAATACTTGTAAGTGATAATACACCTAATGCAATAGCCGGAGCATATAACTTAACAAGCTTTACTCCAGTCTGTGCGTAAATGATAGTCAAATCTTTCTTTGCATCTTCCTGTGAATAGTCCGCTTTGATTTCCTCGTTTTCAGAGCATTCATGCACAGCATCCACATCTTTTTTATGCTCTTCTAATACCGTACTTAATTTTGTTGTCGCTTTACAAGCCATTACTGCACTTGCAACTGTTCCAACAACACCAGCTACGATAAGAATTTCTGGGCTATGCTTTTTTACTTTAATAGTTGCTGTATTTACAACGGTTGTTACTTTTGCAATGATTTCATTTTTTTTCATGATTATTTGTTCTCCTCTTCTAAAAGTTTTACATGATCAATGAGATGCTCTAAATACCATCTCGCTTTTTCTAAGTCCTGTATGCCGTTCTTATTTTTCCAACGGCACATATATTTGAGTACATTTCCAGTGTCAGTAGCTTCAATGCCTTTCAAATCAAATGTAAATGCCTCAATAACATCAATTACCTCTAATCCAGTTTCACTCTGATAATGAGCTGGATGTGATACCATGACATCTTTTGACTCGTACATAATCTGCCTCCTAATCTATTGGGTTTGCTCTTGGGAACTTGATAGTATATCCATCCCTAGTATTAACAACTCTTGCATTTCTGATATTATCAGTCCAGCCGTAGTTATTTCCTGTCCACGGACCGTCAATACCAACCAAATCGAAATAATCCGCAACACTTACAATTCTGTAACTTGCAACGATTTCGTCCATAGCAGCTAATACATTTTCCGCTTCAGTTCTGGTGTTAAAGTAAATATCATCGAAATCGCAACCGCCAATAGAACTCTGTGCATTGTAATTTCTTCTGCCGTTCTGTGCTGGGTCTTCGTAATACTTACGATAAGATACTTTACTTGCCGTAGATCTTCTGCCTCCAGAACCCTTAACTCCAAGAACTGCTTTAACGGCATCAAGAATAATATCCTTTACGGCAGGCACAACGATATCCTCAAAAATGTAGCTTTTTACGTTATCTACATCTTCCGGAACAAATATCCCTGCAAGTTTATTAATTCCGCTCTTTTTCTTTGTCTTAACAGAACCGGATACAATTTTTTCTACCTTCTTTTCTGGTAGTTCAGCTTTCGCTCGTTCTCTCGATTTATGTGAGTTGGACTTGTATTCTTCCATCCTTTTCCTCCTAATTGATAACCATTAATTCCCCAGGCAAAGTAATTTTCGATGCTGGCATACGGTTATTATTTTTCTTAAACTGATACGCTAAATTACTCTTTGCTTTCTTTTCAGATGCTGCGTATGTAGACCCCGCCCAATTATTAGCAATACACTTGCCGAATTCCATAACTGGACCATTATAAGCATACTGGTTCATAACAATACCTCCACAATAAAAAATAAGAGAGAAAGCACCTTGTTATAGGTACTCTCCCTCTCTCCTGTCAGAATAATAATTCTTTAATTTTCAGAATCATTCTCATCAACTGTTTCAGTGTTTTCATCTTCAATTGAGTTCTCATTCTCGACAACACGAAACCCTTTACGCGCTTTCATTTCCTTCAGTTTACTAACTGCTGGTGCTACTACGAACTTGTAAGCTAAACCGCCTGCAATCATAGCCACACCGATAGTTGCTACCTTACTGAATCCTCCTTTGGAAGCTGTCTTTACGATTTCCTCTGTTGTGTCCATAACCTCTTCGTTGTTCATGATTTCATTTGTTTCCATAATGTTAATCTCCTTTCAGATTAAAAATTTGTTATTCTTTCCATAATAGTGGCTGGAATTTTTTCGAACCTACATCAAGATTCTATAGTCATATCTAGGTCCACATCCGTAATCTATTACAAATACAGGTTCATCGTTATCATTAAGCTGTGAACTAAAACGAAGGTCTATATATCCTTCTCTGTCAATATTCCATCCAATATCTTCACCGATTTTAATAGATGGTAAACCAATCTCGTAATAGAATTCATTAAGAGAAATATACATTTCATCTCGCATTCTTCTATTCAAGTCGTTCTCTGCTTTCTTAATCCTGTCGATTTTTGACTTGAAATATCGTCCGGATAATACATCGTAGCAAAGAGTCTCACCATCCCCGACAAATATAATTTCACTTTCTTTTGCTGGATGCGCATCGATTTTCTCTTTTGCAACGGCATCTCTGATAGTCTGCTCTTTTTTTTCTCCAATCGTTTCAACAACTTTGTTCTGATATTCCTTGAGTGATGTTTCAGCTATAGAATATGCCGTAGCCAGTGCGGCATTTCTTCTGGCATTTACTGAACTTGCTCCAATCAGACAAGCAATAGATAAACCGCCTGTTATAGCTACTGGAATATAACATTTCCATGTAACTTTTATAATTTCAGTCTTGCTGAGATTAGGTTCCTCATATGGTGTATTTGTTTCATTAGCTTTTTTAATCTCAGCATTATCAATTAATCTTAGTGCCTTCGGTGTTGCTCTTACAGCCATCACAGTTGTTGTTACCATTCCGGCAATACCTATTCCGGTCAATATTTCCGGACTGTGTTTTATGGTTGATTTTTTCACTGCATTATATGCTGCTTTAATATTGGGTTTATGCATTTTTTTTACTTCCTTTCCTATAGATTACCCCGCCCACAAGGGGCGGAGATTTTTACTTAACCAACCAGATTTCCGGACGAACCCCACCAGAGTGCGAAGCGTCGCCGTAGCCCGCATCGCCATCGTCGAGCACACAAGCGAAACCAGCCGAAGAAAATTCTTTCTTGGTAGCATTACGGAGCCATCCGCACTCACACTCATTGTTATAATAAGCAACTCGATTGCGTCTCTGCTTCATAAGTGGAAGCTGTTTGTCATTATCAGCCTCAAAGTAGTTTCCATTCCACTCGTCGTCCCAGCCAAACATCTCACCTACTGTCGGAATAGTTACATCAGTAAGTCTTGCTCTAATTGAATAAGGTAATGCCTTTACGAACTCTGTATGTAACCATTTATTCAAATCAGAGTCTTCAAATCCGCCCTTATTTGTGTCTGACTCATTCATAGGTCTCTCAGCTACATAATCATCGAAAATAAGCATAACCTTATCGTCTGTAACCTTGTGTACTGTTGCTGCAAATTCTCCCAATCCATCCAACTTAATTGTTGTCTTATCTCCTACCTCAGCATCTTTTAAGTCGGACTTTGCAGGTACTCCGAATAATGAATTAATAAATTCTTCAGTTGCAAGTTTATCATTAATGCAATACGCTCTCATAGCTTCTTTTGACTCTTTATCAGCAGTTATTTCAATATACTTTCTGTACATTCTTTCTACTGTAGGTGTGTCAATCCCTCTTGTTGATAATCCAATAATTTCTTCTCCTAATGTCATTTCTCTTTTACACATAATGTTAATCTCCTTTCAAAATATCGCTTTATGCGATTAATAAATCAATGATCCATCGTGTCATATCTTTAGCACACGAAAATAAAAAACTGTTGTTGATGTTTTTGCAGGCGTACTCATCCATTAACTCTTCAAAATTTTCAAGAGTTATCAATGGCGGAATATCCCTGTTGTTTTTCAATCGTGTCAACAACTCTTTTGCCGCCCATATAGAGTAGCTATTACTGATAAAACTATCGCTATACCAATCAACTCTATTTTTTCTTGATTGCTTTAGACAATATTCAGTAATTTCAATAGCTGTATCTATTGATGACATACTTAACCTCCATAAAACAAAAGAGTCCTTGTTTTAGGACTCCTTCGCATCTACATCTCTTTTAGCAAGAGCCTCATTAACTTTCTTATCAATCTGCTCATTCATCTTCTGCTCATCAGCCCAATCGTTAATAAGATTCGCTCCTAATCCGATTACTGTTGCAGCAAGACCAATGATTCTAATAATTTTACTATTCATAGCCCGTTGCCTCCTTTCCATAATAGTGGCTGTAATTTATGCGAATGGGTCATCGTTAATACTAGGCGAAAATGCCATGTCAATAACATACACTTCAAGTCCGTCATCTAAAACTGTTTTATGATGATTAAAGTCAATCCAGTCTATTCCGTCTGACCAATACCAACCGAGTTCATCCCCGCAATCAATGTGCTCTATTCCTAAAAAATCGTAAAAATCATTTACACAGATATCGCCTCCTAAATGCCAGTTTCGATTTAAGTGATACTCTGCTTCTAACACTTGCGGTACGGTGCTTTCAAAATATCTTTTTGAAAAAGTATCATAAAATAATCTAATATCTTCTGGGTTACGCTCGCCAAACGATAATGACGATGTACCAAAAAAGTTACCAGAAGATATATGCACATCTTCAGCTTTTTCGGCTGCAATAGAGTCAATTATTTTCTGATGTGCTTCCTCTCCATACAATTCCTTGAGTTTTTCTTTATACTCATTGTAAGATTTGTTAATCAGCGCATATGCACTTGATAAAGATGCCTGTTGATGTCGGTTTAATACATTTGCACCAACAATACAAATGATTGTAGAAACTCCTATAACTGTTGACGGAATATAATAAACCCACGCAGACTTAATAGCTTCTGTTTTGCTATATCCGCATGGGTCGCCATCGTGATTAATCAAGCTGTCTTTCCTGATCTTTTCAATTGCTTTAGGTGTTGCTCTTACAGCTGACACAGTAGTAGCTACAACGCCAGCAACTCCAAGACAGGTTAAAACTGTTGGTGAGCCTCTTTTCAGTCGTACAACTGATTTGTTAATGAGTTGATTGATTTTTGGTTTCATAGTGATTGTCTCCTTCCTTTATTCCATAGCTCGTAAAATATCCAGCACATTATCTGCCAGATTTATTGCTATTGAAAACATTAGTTGTGTGTCTTGTCTCATATGATAATATTTACTCATCATACATTTGAAACATCCAACGATTTCTTCAATTTCTGCTATTGACGCATTGTCTTTTGGATATAATTCGTAAGATACATATTCCAGTAATTCGTTTACTGACCATATGGAATAGCTCGATTGCATAAATTCCTTGCGATGTCCGAATATCGTCGGAAATGATACATCCATCTGATATGTGTCACTTAATATCAGTTCAAGCTGCTCAATAGACATATGAACTCTCCTTTCCAGAAAAATAAAAGAGAAATAGAATGGATTCGAACCATTGACCCCTGGTACGGTATATTGACCAGTGCTCTACCAACTGAGCTACTATTCCTCTCATAATATGCTTTGTAAATTTTGCGAAGTAAAAGAAAAGAAAAGAGCCGCCATAAGCGACCCTAATCGTCAGTTCAAACCAATACTTTTCAGTATGTTTATAAGCTCGTCCTTTCCAATTTCAGCATCTACATCGACATGAAGATGTGTCTTTCCATCTGCAATAGTTGTAGTGACCTCATTTAACTGAATATCAATATCGTATCCAGTTTTCTTATGTATCACCATTTTTAATGCTTTTGAAATAATTCCTCTTGTAAATTTAGATACAATTCTCATTTCGTCCATGCTCCTTTTACTCCTTTCAAAGTTTTTAGTTTTTCATAAAAGGAACTGCGATTTTGGCGAAAAGAAAGAGTCCTAGCAAGGACTCAATCTTTAAAATTTTGTTTGAGTAATTTATATACTAATTTTGCTTCATCTTCAGTTAAAGATACCATATCCCATCGTTCCATATTATCGTCAGAATGTTCTCGGTCTTTCACCCCGATAATAAATGGACGATCACTTTGAGTATCCTTGTTGTAATAAAAACTACAATTTTCAAATAGTAACATATAATCACTCTCCTTTCATAATACAATATGTAAAATTCGCTAAATATTACGTCTATCAAAGCATGTTTCCCATCTTTGCCTCTGTATTGGTTTCATTTTCAACGCCCACATAATTTGTCTAATGCTTACAGTTGGATACAATCCGTCCGTACACTCTCCTGCTCGTTCATCAAAAAATTTTTTGAACTTAGGATGCAAATATAAAGAATCTGTCAACCATGAATCAACCTCTGTCCAGTATGTAGTCTTTGTATCTGGATTAAATCTTTGCTGAATAACTGCCAAACCTTTATCACCAATTGTAAATAATGTACATCTGTCATACACCGGATGATTGCATATATATAATTTTCCATACATAGAAAGATAAATATCCGGTTTTTTATAATGGTATCTCATCTCTATTCTCCATAAAAAGAAAAGAGCCTTAGATTTCTCTAAGACCCTCTCCTCTAGCTTATTGCGTTTTTAATTTTCTTCTTCGGACTCATCCGCGGCAATACCCAAAACTTCCTCTCTGGTCGGATATAAATTCTCGTACTTTTCGTCTCCTTCACAGCCATATTCCTCTAAATCAATGCTGTGACCACAATGAGGACACACTAATGTGTCTTCCCATTCATCTTCAAATTCCATTAATCCTCCGCACTCAGAGCAGATATATTCTCCGTCTGTCATTGCCTTTCTCTGTTTTTCATTAAAAATACTCATGCTAAATATCTCCTTTCAAAATTGACCTGCTCGCATACTCGTATGTCTAGTATACAAACTGGTGTTAATCTGTTCAAGAGATAAAGCTTTATTCTCTCATAAAGAGCAATGTATTTTTCACGTAAAAAAAAAGAAAAGGAGATGTGTATAGAATTCCGCATCTCCTAATAACACCATTACCACTCAGCAGTAATTATTCTGCATTCCTTGCAATAATATACCGACAGCTTGATATCAGCCTTTATGTCTTTATCCATATGATACTCAAATGTTGCTGTTCGATTGTTTTCATTCGTTACTAACATACTTTGAACTGCCGGATTTTCTCCATCATCAAAGTTGTCCATAACAGTAACCAATCGCCTATGCAAATATTCGTTCTCATTGAATATGACCGTAAAATGCCATAAGCTTTCGTCATCACCACAAGGAATACTTAATGTAGTCTGATTTGTAGTAATTGGTACCTCCACATAGATTTTGTTCATCTAATTTTGCCTCCTTTTCTATTTTTTCATAAGAGGAAATGTTGTAGTTGCGTAGTAAAAAGTAAGGGGACATGCGTTATACACGTCCCCTTGCCAGAAAATCATTATTTCTTTGTTGGTCTAAAACGATTGATCAAACCTGTAAATGTCTTTGAGGTATATGTTCCAGTTTCCTCAAACTTAAATCCTTTCCTCATCCAAATTCCATAGAATATCAATGGCACCATTAATTCTGCCGCTGCTACACCTACTCTGAAATATCGTTCCTTAACCTGCTCTTCAAGTTGCCTCTGTTTTAGTTCATCGTCTTTAGTGTTGGCTTCTCCTTCCATCGCACGACGATCATGCTTCTCATCTGCATCCCATTCGCTCTTGTTTTCCTCGATTCTCAGCTTATACAGCTTTGCTAAATCATCAATAGCACTCGATTTTTCGTTAGAACCTGCCTCAAGTTCAGATAAGTTCTGAATCTCCGTTGCAATTTCCTCATTCAATAAATCTTTAATATTTGGTTCGCTCATTTTATGAAACCTCCTTTTAATAATTTCTTTCATAATAGAAAGTGTTATTTGTGCGAAATGTAATTTTTAATTTTCACACGTAGACGTACGGACTGCTTCTTATAGATATCACTCATACCGCCTGGATCTAATTCAAGGAATAAATAAGGCTCGCTATCTGGGTCAGATTGGTCAACCCTAAGCGAACCTATTGGCTTATCCTTAAATATAAATCTTGATACAAGCAATCCTATAAGAATACCTGCTAGTAACCAAATTAATGGCATATGCTCCTCCTTTCTGAAAACATTTTCCGGAATTTTCCCACCGGGCAATTTTTCAAATATCAATATAGTATGATTTCCAGTAACCTGCGTACTGGATTTAACCTAGAATAAAAAGAAAAGACCAAACGTTGTTTGCGTTGGTCTTCACTCTCTAATATAATAATGTAACATCGTGTTTAAATTCATTATTCAAACAGTACAGTAATCGCTTTTCTTCATCCTCAGTACATTGGACTTTGACATAATATCTGCATACTTTATGTCCCATAACATTAGTTTCATAAAAATCTACATGTAATGGGTATATACCTAAATTATTTAATAAACTGTCTAATTCCTTTGCACTTTGATATTTAATTCCTATAGTCATTGTTTTTATAATTCTAACCATAATGCTTCACCATCCTTTCATAAAGGACAATGTATTTGTTGCGAACTATCCTCGCTCTTTATCCAGTAACCAGAAAAATCGTCTGTACAAGTCATAGTAAATATCTTTGCAACACGGAATATTTAATCTAGCTTTCAAAATATCATAAGACCAGCCTTCTGTAATTCCCTTTAGTAAATACTCTGCCAATTCTGGATTTGTGAAATTAGCAACTCTTTCAAGCATGTTCATACGGTCTGCATAATATGCTCTGGCTATTGCATATCTTGATGTTGGGTCATCAATATTATTGGTTATAACTCTCATCGCCAAATTCATAGTTTTTGTGTTAGTTCCGTCCAATGCAGTGTATGCTTTCTTCCATATAGGGTATTGCAAGCAAAAATGTTTTAATTCGTAATATCTATGTTTTTCTATCCAATATGGATTCTTTTCTGATAATTCAGCTCTTAATGTTGTTCCCATATAAATCTCCTTTGTGTTTATTACCGCCGGTGATTCTATTCTAGGTTAGAAATGCATAATAGTAAAAACAACCTCGGTGGAAACTAATACGAAAAAAAAAGACAGTCTATGTTTTCACAGACTGCCCTTCGTTTTAACGCTTTACTAAAAATGCTGGTATTTCGATAGATGTTACTTGAGAGTTATTGTTTTTCTCTATAACTAAATTCATCTCTCTTAAAGCAAGATGTCGTAAAACTGTTTGACATTCTTCATAATTATTAAAATTTCCTTCTTTGAATTCTGCCATATATCGTTCTACATCCATCCAGTATAAGAATGTATCCTCTGCTATGTTATTTCCTTTTCTCTCCATGATATAAATCTCCTTTCATATAACTACATTTTTATATAAGTTCGTTCATAAGAGAGATTGTAAATTAAGCGTTCTCCATCTAGTCATAGTCATCTCACAAGGATAATCCTCATAATCTATCATATCGCTTGTTATTTTACCTTCTATAACTCCTGTTATTATTCTCGCGTCGTATTGTTTATAAGGAAAAATATTATTTGGAAGATTTCTATGTATACAATTACAAACTGGACATTTGAATCTTTTTACAGTAATGATAGACGCTTTACGATTTTTCGTCCGTACCATTCTTGAAACTTTATCATAATATTTCAAATAACTACCGCAAGATTCGCATATATAATTCATCTTTTTTCACCTCACTGACAAGGTTTATTATACATAAAAATTAAAGATAATGTAGAAAAAGAGTACCTCCTGGTTTCTTCGCCATTTGGTACCCTTGTATTCATTCAAGACATTATATTTAGTAAATAATTAGTAAAATATAAATTTATTGTAAACGTAACATCTATGAAGTCTTATTTTATGGTGATTGTCGAATAATGATAGGCATTTTAGTCAATAATTGCTATCATTCTTATGCCTCTCCATATGCTTCGATTTTTAAGTAGTACTGTGTAAAATCTTTCTTAGATAAATCTACAAGTGTTTCTGCTTCACTTTCTGAAATGCTGAAACTCTTCTGCAATGCGGTAACAATCTGCTTTTTAATGGCTTCTACATCATCACCCACACCTAAGAATTTTGCTTCGTCAATATATGTATCATAACGTTCCATGCCTTTAATTAAAGCATTTAATGCTTCTGTCTTGCGGTTCATTTCCATATACGTATTGTATGAGTCATACTGACGCTGTACGTACATAATGACACCGACCTGTCTGTAAATATCCTCATCTGCATCCCGCAATTTCATTCCTGCAAGCTGGTCATATGCTTTTTCATACTTATCATTTTCAAGATACTTATTGGCTCTTGTCAGTGAAAAGCTGTAATGGAAGCTTGTAATCAGAATATTAATCAATACAACAATACCGGCAATTAATAATACGAATAAAATAATAGACTTTGTCTTAATCCGTAAAATGTCACCCGGCTTTGACGGTTCTTTCGGTTTCTTTTCTTTTTTCGGCTTTTCCTTCTTTGGTTTCTTTTCTTTCTTCGGCTTTGCAGCTTTTTCCTGCTTCTTCTGCTCTTTCTTTTCCTGGGCGGCCTGCTTTTTTTCCTGCTTCTTCTGCTGTTTTTCTTCGTACTCAGCAGCTTCTGCTTCCTGCTCTGCCTTATCTTCCTCTGCCGCTTTTTTCTTATATTCCTGGAAACGGTACTTAAACTTTGCAAAAAAGCCCTTCTTCGGTGCAGCTTCTTTTTCTTTTAATTCTTTTGCCTCACCGTCCGCACCGTACATTTCTTTTAAAACGCGCTCATTCTCATCTTTTGGATTTTCCGGCACTTCCTCTCCTGAAAGAAGCTCATCGCCTGCCGCTTCTTCCGGCTCTTCCTCAACACTTTCAAAGAAAATATCCCTGACTGCGCTAAAGAATCCTTTTTTATCCTTTTTGGCTTTCTTTGCCTTCTTATCTTTTTTCTTTTTATCAGATTGATTCTCTGATCCGGCAGCTTCCTGTTCTTTTCCCGGTTCAGCCTGTGTCTGTGTTTCCGCTTGTTCCGCCGGTTCTGATTTTTCGGTCTGTGTCCCGGCTGTTTCAGTCTGTTCTGCTTCAGCAGCTGTTGTATCCGGTTGTTTCTGCACCGCTTCTGCCTGCTCTGCTGATGCCTTGTCAGACTTCTCTTCCGGCTGTGATGCAGCCTGTACCGGTTCATCTGCATTTTCCTGTGATGCCTCTGCGGCACTGTCACCATTACCGAATAAATCCTCTACGGAAACACTGTCTGACGTTGCATCTTCGATAATATCATCTAAATTCATATCTGCTATTCTTTTAATTTCCGCGTCTGAGAGCAACTCGTCCTCTTTGCCTGCTTCCCCTGCATTGTCTATGTCCTGTAAATTTTCTGTTTCTTTGTCTTTTAATTCTTCATCTAATTCAGGCACTTTTTTCACCCCATATCTTCATAATAATGTACAATTTGTATCTTTCCGATAAATAAACCCGTACTATAAAATAGTACCATACTTACGCAAATTTAACAATATCTGTTAATTTACTTTTCCTTATTGTGCTAAAATTTTTTTTAATTCCTGCAAAAAATCATAAGAAGATTCCGAAACTGCAGCTGCACGCTCCGAAATATTCTCGGGAAGCTGCGGCAGTTGTCCGTTAATGCGATATAACACAGATTTCTGATTGATAAATGTGACCTTTTCAAACGGCCAGCGAATCAGGTTCGGAATCAAAAATCCTTCTCCCAATTCAATCAGCATCAGCTTCTTATTGAGAGTCGCCGACAGCCACTTATTATATAAATCCCACTGCTTCTCAACTTCCTCTTTTTTCTCTGATGTAATCTGTTCTGCTTCAAGGAGCAGCGGCTGAACTACTCTTTTCGGATTCAGACTTCCCCATGAAAAATCATTTTTTTTACTGGAAGTAATACAAAAATAATTCTTTTTTTCAAGATATGGTGCATAAAATGCCAGTAAATCCTGATATTCCTGCTTTTCTAAATATGCATTCCATTCTTCACCAATCCCGATTACAACCATCTCGGCATCCCGATATTTATCTATAAAATCAGAAAAAATCTGCTTTTCCATGTTTGTTTTACTCTCCGTTTCATACTAATATGTCTGTGCCAGTCTAAATATGGCCATACACATTTTTACTATTTTCCTATAAGTTCCGCTATAACATGATTACAGCTCCTATAAAGTAAAAGACTGCCGCATAAATTCTATACGGCAGTTTCTATCGTCCATCATTACTTTAACAATAATTTATCGATTTCCTGTACCAATAAACCAATCTCCGGCTTCGACAACTGAACATCTGCTCCTAAAGATTCTCCTTTTAAACGCATCTGCTCATTAATCAAAGATGAGAAAATCACAACCGGTATGGACTTTAAATCATTATCCGTCTTTACCAGCTTTGTCAGTCTGTGTCCATCCATCAACGGCATTTCAATATCAGTTATGATACACTTAACGTCCTTTGGCTCTTCCCCTGATTTAACCTTCATGAGATAATTCCATGCTTCCTGTCCGTTATTGCATAACGTCAGGTTGTTATATCCTGACTTGGTTAATGAATCAGAAATCAGCTTAATCAGCAATGCTGAATCCTCTACAATCATAATATGGGAATCGTTCCGCTGTCTTCCTTCCAGACCGGAAATTTCTGATACCTTTAAACCGGTTTCCGGGCTGATGTCCGAAACAATACGTTCAAAATCCAGAATTACAATGAGCTGATTATTAATCTTGACAATACCTGTTGCAATACCACTGTCTGCCGTACTGATTGTAGAATCCGGCTTAATAATATCTGCCCATGACACCCTGTGGATGCCTACAACGCTATGTACATGAAAAGCCACATTTAACTGATTGAAATTTGTTATAATAAACATGTCTTTTGTGATATCCGGTGAAGGCTGTGCCTTAATAACCTTTGCCAAATCCACGACTGTAATCATTAAATCTCTTGGCATGAAAATACCTTCTACACATGGATGTGAATTCGGTACCGGTGTTACCGGGCTATACTGAACAATCTCTTTAATCTTCGCAACGTTAATTCCATAGTGATTATTTCCAACTGTAAACTCTAAAACTTCAAGTTCATTCGTACCGCTTTCCATAAGTATATTCGTTTCCATGATTTATCCTCCAATTTACGTTTAATGTTAAAAATATTATAACAAATAAAGGTGTGAATTTCAATGCTTATAAAAGACAAAATAAAAACTGTTTTCTGTGCCACTTTCAGCAACAAGACGACAAAATACAGAATAAAATATAAGATAAAATTATACAACAGTCTTATATAATAAAAAAGCTGTTATGTACCGAAACACAACAGCCTGTATATTTTAAATATTTATATTCCTGTTCCTTCAAAACTGCACATTAAAATTCTTTTTCATCCGATTATCCTCTGGATAACTCTCGTTCTATCCGTTTCT